TTAATGAAAACAATTACAGACTTACATCAACAAGTAGAACAATTAAAAGGGAGTAAAGATAATGATAGTTCGAACTAAAGAAATAATTGAACTACAAAATGAATTAGATGAATTAATAAAATTTAAAGCTACAAATTTTTCCAATGGCAGAAGACACAATAGTAAAAGAGGTGTTTTATTAGAAGATACAATAAATGAAAAGGAGTTTGAGTTGGCAGAATTATATGAAAAACAAATGAAATTATATTTAAAAAAAAGGGGAGTAAGCTATGATACAGAAACAAAATGATATGATTTTAGAACATTTAAAAGAACATGGTAAGATTGATCCTAAACAAGCCTATGAAAACTTTGGTTGTATGCGATTATCGGCAAGAATATTTGATTTAAGAGGTGATGATATTCACATTGAAACAACTTATAAAATGGTTAAGAATAAATTTGGTAAAAAAGTAAAGGTTGCTGAATATAAGTTACTAGGGGATTAATGTGCTTAAAGCAGATGGTTTTGATGATGCAATTATTGGTATTGGTAGTAGATGTGGCAAACCAGATATAATTGTTTATGACGTTAATAAATGTATTAAGATATTAATAAATCAAAATATGACAGAGGAAGAAGCTAGAGATTATTTTGATTTTAATGTTGTAGGAGCATGGGTAGGAGAAGAAACTCCTATTTTTGTTAGAGAAATAGATGATAGGGGATTAATGTGAGTCTTAAAGTACAACAAATTAAGTCAGAAGAAACTTATCAATGGTTATTAAAGAAACATTATGCAAAAAGAATACCTAATATTGTTTATGCTTTTGGTTTGTATAAAAATACTGATTTAATAGGCGTTATTACCTACGGAATACCACCAAGTGATGCTTTATGCAGAGGAGTTTGTGGTGTTGAACACAAGGCTCATGTAATAGAATTAAATAGGTTATGTTTACAAAACAATGAAAAAAATGAAGCGTCTTTTTTAGTAGCACACTCTTTAAAACTGTTACCTAAACCAAAAATAGTAGTAAGTTATGCCGATACTTCTAAAAACCATGTAGGGTACATTTACCAAGCTACTAATTTTTTATATACAGGATTAAGTGCAAAAAGAACTGATGTAGATACTGGTGATAAACATTCAAGACATTACAAAAAATTTGATATTACTAAAAGAAAAATTCGTTCTCGAAAACATAGATATATATATTTAGTAGCACATAAAAAACTTAAAAAGATTTTAAGAGAATCTCTTAACTATAAAATAGAACCTTATCCTAAAGGTGATAATTTATATTATGATTCTAGTGCTAATATTGAAAAACAAATAATTTTAGATTTGGAAACAACATGAGTCTTGATAGAAAATTTGTATTAGGATTAAAAAGAAGTGGCAAGTATTCTTGCCCTAATTGTCAACACGAAAGAACGAAGAATAAACGAGATACACCATTATCAGTTACGACACAATCTGATTCTGTTGTATATTTTTGTCATCATTGCAACATAAAAGGAGTGGAATTCTATGAAGAAACTAACAAACAATGTTATCCAATTCGCAGAAAAGAGGGGGATAAGCCAAAAAACACTAACAGAAATGAAGTGCGAAAGCGGTTCGGCACAGTTTGGTGATAGAAAACTCGAATCATTAGTCTTTGGCTATTATAATAGCAAAGGCGAAAGAGTTAATTATAAAGCAAGAGCTATACAAGAAAAAGCATTTAAACAACAGACTGGTGGAAAACAACAATTCTATAATTTAGGTAATGTTTTAAATTCTAAAAACCTTGATACTGTATATATTACAGAAGGAGAAATGGATTTATGTTCTTTAATAGAGTCTGGTTTTTCTATTAATAGTGTTTTAAGTGTACCAGGTGGTGCTCCAGCTACTCCTACGGAAGAAGCCCACAATACTAAAAGATACCAATATGTATTAGATGCATTAGCGGAAGGGTTAGATAAAGCAAATTGTTTTGTTTTATTGACCGATAATGATGATCCAGGCCGTAACCTACGAAGTGATTTAGCATCTATTTTTGGGCATGGTCGGTGTAAGTTTGTGGAATTTTCTAGTGATGTTAAAGATGTTAATGAATATATGCAGAAAGTAGGAAAAGACCAATTACAATGGTTGATTAATGAAGAATTGCAACCATTTCCGATTGAAGGTGTATATTCATTAGATGAAATACCAGAACCCTCGCCACCTAAATTATGGAGTCCTTGTTTTGATGGGTGGGGAAATAAAGTTATGATAGGGGGTGGCATGGTAAGTGTTATGACTGGCTATCCTGGTCATGGTAAAACCACTTTTGCTCAACAATTATGGGCAAACATAGCAAAAGAATATAAAATTCAGATAGGAATGTTTTCTGGAGAAACAAGAGTTAAACCTTATGTAAGAAGAAATTTACGAACATTTTATCATGGCAAACAAGAACGAGATATGTCGGAAGAAGAATTAAATTCTGCTGATTATTGGATAAGAGATACTTTTCATTTTCTTAATCACCCTAGAAATGCCCCAGAATTTGATTGGGTATGTGATAAAATAAAAGATATGAAAGCACGATTCGGTATTGAAGCATTTATGTTTGATCCTTTTAATAAAATAGAAATACCAGATATGACGAGAGGATCAGAAACAAATTGGATAGGAAAATGTTTAGATGACTTAACAACATTGGCAAAGGTGTTAGATATTCACATAATGATTTTGGCTCACCCATCAAAGCCAAGTGAGTTAAAGGTACATAATGCAGCACCTACGGCTTATAGTATAGCAGGTTCGGCTCATTGGTTTAATAAACCAGATCACATCTTTAGTTTATGGAGAGAAAAGTTTGAAGATGAAGAAGGTAATAGAACAACAGACGCAAAACTTATTGTTTGCAAATGCCGATATGAAGAATTAGGGTATCCGAGAGTTATGCCTATAAAAATGAATTTGGATAATGGTTGCTTTGAAAGTGTTGATAAGCAACAAGCCTATCAGTCAAATCGCAAAGATATATACGGATAAACCGCAGATTTCTGGTGTCAAGAAAAAAATAATTTTTTTTTAAACCGCAGAAAACCGCCATTTATTTACCAAAAATAGCTAAAAATGGCTGAAATCTGCCATTTCTCAAAACCCAATATGTTATAATGGTTTAAACAAAGCGATAAGTATGCTTTATGCTGTTTGACATTGTAAATAAATATTGTGTTTGAGTTGGTAGTAACTTTTTTTATAAAGGAGATTACTATGAACGATAACAAACATTTATTTTCTGATATGTGGGGACTCCCTGCTAAGAAAAAAAGAAACCGTAATTATAATACCGTTGATTATGAATGGGATATTGAAATTACAGATAATGAAACTGAAAACATCGAAGATCATTGGTTTGCAGATAAATTAAAAGATTTATTGTGG